AATAAATGTCAAAACAACAATATAACCTAACTACCAAAACAGATTACCTCTCACGCAAGATGTTCTTGGACCCAGCCGGTCCTGTCACCATCCAACGTTTTGAGGAAGTCAAATATAAAAAGATTGCAGACTTCGATGCCACAGCCCGTGGCTTCTTCTGGCAACCCGAAGAGATTAGTCTTACCAAAGACGCTAACGATTTTAAGGATGCAAGCGATGCAGTTAAACATATATTCACTAGCAACCTACTACGTCAAACAGCACTTGATAGTTTGCAAGGTCGTGGACCAACACAGGTATTCACTCCTGTTTGTAGTCTCCCCGAAGTTGAAGCCCTCATGTACAACTGGGGATTCTTCGAAACCAACATCCACAGCAAAAGCTACAGCCATATAATTCGAAACATTTATAATGTGCCCAAGGATGTGTTCAACACAATCCATGACACTAAAGAAATTGTAGACATGGCGTCAAGTGTGGGCAAATACTATGATGCATTGCATTTGGTAAACTGCCGCAAAGAAGTTGGGGAAGTGATAGACGAGCATGAACATATTAAAGCAATTTGGATGGCATTGAACGCTAGCTATGCTCTTGAAGCATTCCGCTTTATGGTTAGCTTTGCTACAAGTTTAGCTATGGTAGAGAACAAGATCTTTATTGGCAACGGAAACATCATCAGTTTGATACTACAAGACGAACTACTACATAAAGGTTGGACTGCCTATTTGATTAATCAAGTTGTTAAAGAAGATCCTCGATTTGCTAGAGCCAAACAAGAATGCGAAGCTGAAGTCTATGCCATGTATGCAGATGTTATCCGTGAGGAAAAAGATTGGGCCAACTACCTGTTTAAGATGGGCCCAGTTATTGGACTCAACGCAAACATCCTACGTGACTTTGTTGACTACACAGCAGTAGATGCACTCAAACAAATTGGCGTTAAATATCAAGTGTCGGCTCCAAAATCAACCCCAATTCCTTGGTTTAACAAGCACACTGATACCAGCAAGAAACAAACAGCACTACAAGAAAACGAATCGACTAATTATGTCATCGGAGTCATGGGTGAAGGTATTGACTATGATGCCTTACCTGTGCTATAATAAATCATTGGAGAAATTATGTCAATACCAGTTATTGTATGGTCAAAGTACCATTGCCCCTATTGCGATCAAGCTAAAACATTATTAACACAACAAGGTGTTAAATTTGAAGAGCGTAAAATCGGAGATGGCTACACTCGAGAAGAATTGTTAGAAGCAGTACCAAATGCTCGAACAGTTCCGCAAATTATAATTGGCGGATCATTAATTGGCGGGTTCACAGAATTAAGAAAATACATCGACGAAACCGGATTCAACGGTAGCGGATACTAATAAGGAAATTAAAAATGTTAATCAATAAAGGCATTACTGAAGGCGAAGTAGTTACACTTAAACTTACGAGCGGTGAAGAAATTGTTGCCAAGCTAGTAGAAGATGGTCCAGTTTATTACAAACTATCAAGACCTATGGTAATTGGAATGGGACAAAACGGTCCAGGTTTAATGCCATACTTGTTTACAGTTAATCCTAGCACTGATGTTAAATTACAGAAGTCTACGGTTACAGTAGCCGAAGCAACTGATGCACAATTCGCAAAGCAATTTTTAGAATCAACTACCGGAATTGCATTAGCATAAATATTTTCATGCCAGCAATAGCAAGAATTGGAGACTCAATTTCAACCGGACACGGATGTGACGGATCGACTACTCTCACAGGTCCTTCGGGTAATGTGTTTGCCAATGGCTTAGGTGTAGAGCGCCAAGGTGATCCTACAGTAGTTCACCGATTAACTGGTAGAAACTGTTCAGTTTCTCATGCCGCTGCTGTCAACGCAGGATCAGGAAATGTGTTTGTCAACAATAAACCCATTGCTCGAGTTGGAGATTCGGCTGATGCCGGTTCTATAACTTCTGGTTCGTCAACTGTATTCGCTAACTAACAAACTTAATCAATGAAAATTTATTTAGATATGGATGATGTCGTCGCCGATTGGATGGGTTACGCCCGAGCCTACCTTAAAGAACCTGCATGGCAAGAAGGTGAGATGCTGCCCTTGCCAGTGTGGAACAGACTCAAAGATGATCAGCGTATGTACAGCAAACTTCCATTAAAGGAAGGCGCAGTAGATCTAGTCAATTGGGTTACAGAATATACTGATAAACACCCAGACGTAGAACTGTTCTTCTTAACCGCAGTACCCCACAACAACGATATGCCGTGGGCATTTGTTGATAAAGTGTGGTGGGCAAGATTACACTTCCCACATATACCTGTGTTCTTTGGCCCATACAGTGATAACAAATGGATGCGGTGTGAAAGCTCCGAAGACATTCTTATTGATGATCGCCGTAGTAATAACGAAGAATGGATAAAAGCAGGCGGGCGTGCCCATATGTATCGTAACTGGACAGACTGTAAAGCATGGCTGGAGAAAGAATTAGGTTCACTATGAACAGTTTAGAGAGAGTTTGGGCGAGAGCCACCGGCCATTTAATGGGTCAAACAGACGAAGATCGTCCAAACATACCTATACTTACTTTAAGAGAAGCACGTATAGCGTTGTTCTTAAAGACCTTCTGGGTCATCATACATGTGATAACGTGTTGTTTCATTATTGCGAACACATTACATCACTGGTAATAACTAATATAACAAAAGGAGACTATTATGTCAGCAAACAAATATCAAGAGTTCACAAAAATCGTAGAAGCTATGGAAGCAGACTTCGAAAAGTTTTATGACAAGGAAGTTGGCGCTGCCGGCACCCGTGTTCGTAAACATTGTCAAGATCTAGCCAAGTTATGCAAAGAAACTCGTAACGATGTTACTGCGGTTAAGAACGCACGTAAAGAATCTACTGGAAAGTAAACTAAATATTAGTCTAAGGCGTTATATATGTATAGCCTAAGGAGACTACTATGAAAAAGATATTAATAGCATTGTCGTTATTTGCAGTTGTAGGTACAGCCAACGCACAGTGGCATCATCACGGCGGGTACTACGGCGGTGGCAATTGGATGGCTCCGTTGATCATTGGCGGTATTGCAGGTGCTGTCATCGCTAGAGAATCACAGCCCGTGATCGTCCAACAACAACCTGTTTATGTACAACCACAATCGGTATATGTACAACGTCAACCCGTATGCACTGAATGGAAAGAGATTCAACAACCCGATGGACAAATCTATCGTGAAAGGACCTGTACACAATAATGGCATACTCAGAAAAAGTCATCGATCACTACGAAAATCCCCGCAACGTAGGATCGTTTGAAAAAGATGATCCTACTGTAGGGACTGGCATGGTTGGCGCCCCTGCGTGTGGTGATGTGATGAAACTACAGATCAAGGTAGAAGATGGTATTATTACTGATGCACGTTTTAAAACATACGGGTGCGGTAGTGCTATTGCTAGTAGTTCGCTTATTACTGAGTTGGTAAAGGGTATGAGTCTTGATCAAGCATCATCTATTAAAAATAGTGAAATTGCAGAAGAACTTGCTCTACCGCCAGTTAAGATACATTGTAGCATATTGGCTGAGGATGCCATCAAAGCAGCCGTAAATGATTACCGTATCCGACACAGCCAGTAAGAAAATCAAACAGCTCATGTCTAAACGTGGGCGAGGTGTTGGCATACGTTTAGGTGTAAAGACTACGGGATGTAGTGGACTTGCTTATACACTAGAATATGTTGATAAGTACGAACCTGAAATAGGATTAGTCAATTTTGCTCAGCCAGATTTTGTAGTGTTAGTTGATGAAAAAGCACTTCCGTATTTGAATGGTCTAGTTGTTAATTGGGTCCGTAATGGACTCAACGAAGGATTTGAATTTTCAAATCCAAACGAACGTGACAAATGCGGATGTGGAGAAAGTTTTAGGGTATGAAAAAAGTGTGGGATAGAAAAGCAACTCGAGATTGGATTGCTCAGTTAGAGCATAGAATTGAAGACATTCGATACTACATGGAACGTACGATTCAGTGGTGTGAAGCTAATGATGTGTACAGTGATAGAACGGTGTTTGCCTGCATTATCATGACATCAGTATGGGTTAGCCATTTGCGTAATGAACCTATAACCAAAAAAGAGTTATTTGAAATGTTAGGCGTTAAGGGTTGGGAAGGCATTGACGATGCTATATATGAGTTCAACGAGGACTATGAATCGTATGAACACGAAGAACTACTAGAAATGGTTGCAAGCTCATTTTAATTGACATAACTCAAAATATAGCGTACACTGTGTACTTGTTTGTTTATTTTGGAGTCAAAATTGAGTATGCACCTAGAAGGCCCGTGGCTTAGTACCACTGGCAAACGAAAAGGCAAAGTTAAATTTGCTTCGGCTGAAGCCAAACGTAAAGCAGAGCAATTGGATCAAGATTGGAAAGAAATCCAAAAGCGATGGGGTATTGAAACAGACGAAAAGAAACGTAAGCGAGCATTGTCAGCTGAGCCACTGACAGGTAATTACTCACTTAAGATACCCGAAAATAGAAGCACTGCCCATATTAAAAGTTTGGGTCAGGATAATGGTGTCGCCACCTTGGCGCCAGCAAAGATATACACAGGAACTAAAGTCAAAGGTATTGCAACCATGCATAAAAGTAATGCAGTACCAGTTTTTTCAGATGAACAAGCTGTTGACATTAGTAGAATGCGTAGATAAGTACTTTATTAACATAAAAAGGAGAAGCAATGATCAAAGTCATTAAAATCTTACTTGTATTGTTAGGTCTAGCACTAGTTGGATTTATAGGATACAAAGCGGTCAAGTATAAACTTGATCCAAATACGCAGTTAGTTATGTCGAATACTGCCATAACTGCTGAAGTGCGTAATAAACAGCTAGAATGTTTATCTCGCAACATTTATTACGAGGCAGGTAATCAACCATTTGAAGGTAAAGTTGCAGTAGCACAGGTCACCATCAATCGAGCAGAAAGCGGACAATTTCCGTCAGATATCTGCAAGGTAGTTTATCAAAAGAATATAGTGTACGAAAAGGTATTGTGTCAGTTCAGTTGGTATTGCGAAAATGCCACAATGACTAAACCAAAAAATACAGCTATGTTTAAAGAAAGTGAAATGGTTGCACGACAGGTCCTATTAGAAGGATTCCGATTACCTAGTTTGAAAAATGCATTGTATTTTCATGCTACGCATATCAATCCAAAATGGAATCGAGAACGGGTAGCTATTATTGCTGGTCACGTATTTTACAAATAAAGGAAATTTATGCAAGTTAATATGAGAGATTTAGTTAATCTTAAAAAAATAAGAGACAGTCTTACTGAGAATATTGGACAACTTAGTGCGGAGACCTTAGGATGGATTGGAGTTATTCTAGTACATTTGGCCACTATTCCAACATTGGTTGCAGTACTAACAGGGCTGACCGAAAAACTACCGCCAGTTGATATGGTTGCACTAATGTGGTTGGGCTTGTTTACATTCTTTATACGAAGTGTCATTGTTAAAGATTTGTTAAACATCATTACAATTGGTTTTGGATTTTTTATCCAAGCTATGTTAATGGCATTGATTATTTTTAAATAACCAAAGACGGTTGACTACACGGGCCTCTGACAGTATAATACATACTACAGAGGCTTTTTTACATTAACTCAGAAAGACAAATATGAAAAACTTCATTATTGGTACATTTTTTGGACTAATCCTTGCAACGGTTGGATTCAGCGGCATTGCTCGTATGCTTGACAAAAGCGTCGATGTAGTTAAAACCCAGTCACAGGAGTTGGCAAAATGAATCGCTACAAATATCGTGTTTATTTAAAAGATCGCACATTTGACGTTGTATGTGATTGCAATACGCCTAGCGACGGACAAATGTTGCTTGAATCTCAATATGGATGTCAAGTCATTTGGATGGGACAACCTTAATTGGAGCATATTTTGTCGATAAATAATAGTCTATGAAGATCACATTAGCAGATAAATTTATTGCATATCTTGCATTACTCAGCGGATTAACCATATCCGCTGTTGCCATTTGGTACTCAGTAGCAGGACTAGTCAGTATCTTTGCAGCCGCAGTGACACCTATTATTGTTATGGGCGTAGCATTGGAAGTTAGTAAACTTATTGCTACTGTATGGCTCAAGCTGAATTGGACGCGAGCGCCTATCTTTATTAGATCATACTTGTTAGCAGCCATTGCAGTCCTAATGGTTATAACATCAATGGGTATCTTTGGATTCCTAAGTAAAGCACACAGTGACCAAACTTTAGTCTCGGGTGATGTACAAAGTAAGATTGCTGTCTATGATGAAAAACTTAAAACAGAAAGAGAGAACATAGATGCTAATCGCAAAGCACTCAAACAGCTTGATGAATCAGTGGACCAAGTTATGGGTCGCAGTCAGGACGAAAAGGGCGCAGAAAAAGCCGTTGCCATTCGAAGAGCCCAGCAGAAAGAACGTGGTCGCCTCGCTCAGGACATTACAGATTCTCAAAAGAAAATCACAGCCCTTAGTGAAGAGCGAGCACCAATTGCCGCTGAGGTTAGGAAAGTTGAGGCGGAAGTTGGGCCAATAAAATATATTGCGGCATTTATCTACGGCGATAATCCAGATGCTAATGTATTGGAAAGAGCAGTGACATGGGTAATCATTATTATTGTATCAGTATTTGATCCATTGGCTGTTATCTTATTACTAGCTAGCCAATACAGTTTCCAGTGGTTCCGCAAAGATGAAGAAGACGCACTTGCTACTACAAAAGATGAACCATCATATGAACCTGATGATGGTCCTTTAACTGAAGTTCAATTTGAACAAATAAAAGAATCTGTTAAAGACGAATTGCCAACTGGCCCGACTATAGCTAAAGATAGTTTATTTGATGATGTTATTCCTTGTCATAAATGCGGTACTACACTAATTAATGCACCTGGCATTGGTTTGTTCTGTCCAAACAAAGAATGTGACGTAGCAGATGGACGGTTTAATGATGATCAAATGGAATTAGACTTTAATCAATCATTACCTGTAGAAGAACCTAAACCTACCGAAGCCGATCCATTAGACCAATGGAACAAAATGATTGAAGCTGCTGAGGAAGAAGTAGCCAAGGAAAAGTCCGCAGAAGAAATCCTTGACGAAGGCTTAAAAACCCCAACATTCAAATTGATTCCGGAATTACAAGAGGAACTAAAGAAAACTGAATGGCCTGATAATCCAGAGCAAGGTGATCGTTGTGTTATGTTTGTTGACGATGCTAATCGCAACTTTATTTTTAATGGTGCAGTTTGGATAGACGCTGATAAATCAGATCAACAATCAGTAGCAGTTTTAGATGAATCAAAAAAAAAGAGCACCTACATGATCAAAGACCAAGATCAACAGATAACAAAAACCAAAGAGTAGAATATGTTCAAAATAGTGAACAAAATACTAATTCGCTTTGGAATAGAATTAGACAACAATAATCTAATTACAGTATATTAATGAGTAATGACATGAGCCTTGGAAAAATTAATTTAATCACCCCGCCAGATAAATTGTTTAATCTTAACCCTGGATTTTTACTAATTAAACCTAGTACTAAAGTCAAGATGCAGTTTCAACAACTATTAAGTCAAAGTGTAGATGACTTAAATGTGTACATCTACGATACTGACGAAGCAGATATTGAATGGATGTTAAGTGTTAGCCAACAAGCTGATAACATCATTATTGATATTGATAACTGCGATGCAATAACAAAACAATTTGTTAGCTTTTTGCTAGCACAACCAAATACGCACTATTTGACCACTGACGAAGTCACACCTTGGAGTCTGATCAGTCGCAATAGGATATATAATTTAGATTGGATTTTAGATGATCTAAAAGACGATGAAGATGATGAACCAGAAGAGGAACCTGATGAGGAATAATCATATTAAAGGAACAGTTATTGTTCTAAAAGAAGGCGAAGATGTTAATCGTGCTCTACGCCGCTTCAAAAATAAAATTGAAGATTTGGGCACACTCAAGACTTTGCAGTCAAAAGAGTTTTATGAGAAACCAACTACTGAACGCAAACGTAAGAAATCAGCCGCTAAGGCTCGTTGGCGAAAACAGTTAGAAAAAGACGCACTACCTAAAAAAATGTATTGACATTATATCTGTAGTATGTTATAATAAGTTCTTTAAAGAAAGATACTTATATGGCAAATACAGATATTATGATCGATTTAGAAACTTTGGCAACATCTCCGGATGCTGCCATTCTTACGATCGGAGCAGTAAAATTTGATCCTTTCGGTGACGACATTAACAATCCAAAGTGTGAAAAGTTTTATGTTCGTGTAGATTTAGATAGCTGTGATCGCATTGGATTAGTGACTAATGACGCTACTATTGCTTGGTGGGCTAATCAAAGCAAAGAAGCACAAGACGAAGCATTCAGTGAAGACAACAGAGTTGACATTGTTGATGCGTTTAATCAACTATATAAATTTTGTTGGGGCGCAAAACGTGTATGGTCACATGGCGCAAGTTTTGATATTGTAATTTGTGAACACGTTTTTCGTAAGATTGGTAAAGCAGTACCGTGGAGTTTCTGGGAAGCTCGTTGCACACGTACACTATTTGACATTGGCATTAATCCACACCGCCCGCCTGTACTAAAACATCACGCATTAGAAGATGCATGGAATCAAGTAGTAGGTGTACAGAATGTTTTTAATACACTAAAAGCAAGCACTACTAGTGCCGGACAATACATTCAACCATTTGCAAGAGAAAGATAATATGGACGAACAAACATACGAAGTTATGGCTATCCTACAAGAGGAAGCCGCAGAAGTTATTCAAGCTGTTAGCAAATGCTACAGATTTGGTCTGGACAACTACAAGCCAGGAAAGCCTAAGACTAACCGTCAACACCTAGAAGAAGAAATTGGTGATTTACTAGCCATGATCGATATTCTACAAAAAATGGACGAAGTTAGCTTTAACAATATTGAGGCTGCTAGAGAAGCTAAAATTGACAAGCTAAAACAGTGGTCCACAATTGAAATAGTTCAGGAAATGTGAGATAAATAAATGTATACTAACACGCCGTAAGGGTTTAGTATACCGGACATGGTGTCCAAAAAATCTTGCTTAATTAAGGAGAAAATTATGAGCAAAGTCATCGGTATCGATTTAGGTACAACAAATTCATGCGTAGCTATTATTGAAAATGGCGTCGCAAAAGTTATTGAAAACTCAGAAGGCGCACGTACTACACCTAGTATTGTTGCATACGCTAATGATGAGATTCTAGTAGGCGCAAGTGCAAAGCGTCAAGCAGTCACAAATCCCAAAAATACAATCTATGCAAGTAAGCGTTTAATTGGACGTAAGTTTAACGAATCGGCTGTACAAAAAGACATCGATCTAATGCCATACACTATTATGGAAGCTAAGAATGGAGATGCATGGATCAAAGCCGCAGATCAAGAATTAGCACCGCCACAAATTTCAGCAGAAGTCCTTCGTAAAATGAAAAAGACTGCTGAAGATTACTTAGGCACAGAAGTCACACAGGCTGTTATAACAGTTCCTGCCTACTTCAATGACAGCCAGCGCCAAGCCACTAAGGATGCAGGCCAAATTGCAGGTTTAGAAGTACTACGCATTATCAACGAGCCAACTGCGGCCGCACTCGCCTATGGTGTTGACAAAGCAGACAAAAAAGATACTAAAGTTGCTGTTTACGATCTCGGTGGTGGCACATTTGACGTATCGATTATTGAAATTGCCAACGTTGATGGCGACAAGCAAATTGAAGTACTATCAACAAATGGCGATACATTCTTAGGCGGTGAAGATTTTGACCAACGCATTATGGATTTCTTAATTGATGAATTTAAGAAAGACAATGCAGTTGACCTAAGCAAAGATACATTGGCATTACAGCGTTTGAAAGAAGCTGCCGAAAAAGCCAAAATTGAATTGTCAAGTAGTGCTCAAACAGACGTCAACTTGCCCTATATCACAGCAGATGCAAGTGGTCCTAAGCATATGAATGTTAAACTTACTCGTGCTAAGTTAGAGCAGTTAGTTGACGAATTAATCCGTCGTAGCCTTGAGCCATGTCGCATTGCCATGCAAGATGCCAAAGTCACTACGGACGATATTGATGAAGTTATCCTTGTTGGCGGCATGACACGCATGCCTAAGGTACAAGAGGTCGTTGAAAAAATGTTTGGTAAAGCTCCACGTAAAGATGTTAATCCAGACGAAGCAGTTGCCGCAGGCGCAGCTGTACAAGGAGCAGTACTAGCAGGCGAGCGTAATGACGTTCTTTTATTAGATGTGACTCCGTTGAGCTTAGGTATTGAAACAATGGGTGGCATTATGGCCAAGTTGATTCAGAAGAATACAACTATCCCAACTAAGGCTAGCCAAACATTTAGTACAGCAGACGATAATCAACCAGCTGTGACTATTAAAGCATTCCAGGGAGAACGTGACCTAGTACAGCATAACAAATTACTAGGAGAATTCAACTTAGAAGGCATTCCACCGGCACGTCGTGGTACTCCACAAATTGAAGTCACTCTTGATATTGATGCAAACGGCATCATGCATGTTAGTGCCAAAGATAAAAACACAGGCAAGGAAAACAAGATTACTATTAAGTCAGACTCCGGTTTAACTAAAGAAGAAATTGAACGCATGGTACAAGATGCCGAAGCTAATGCAGAAAGTGATAAAAAGGCTCGTAGCTTAATTGAAGCACGTAATACTTCAGAAGCACTGATCCATAACTTACGTAAGGACATGGAAGAAGTAGACGCAGAGTTGTCACAAGATGTTAAGGATAAGATTGAAGAAGCTATTACTTCTCTAGATGCTGCGCTATTAACTGATGATGTTGAATCTATAACACAAAAACAAAGTGATTTATATGTTGCAAGCCAGTCAGTGGCAGAAGCCAAGGCTAAAAAAGAAGAAGCTAAGAAGAATGAAACTCCAGTAGACGCAGAGTTTACTGAAGTTAACTAACACAGACAGACATAATAAATACTTGTAGGGCGCTCGGGTGAGGCCCTACTATAATCTTGCTTAAATTAAGGAGAACATTATGAACGCAACATTAAGAACTATTGATACCGCCGCTTTAGCTCAACTGAGTAGAGCACTTGTGGGATTTGATCGCATGTTTGACACTTACGAATCTAGATTCGCTAGTCAGACATCTAACTACCCCCCACATAATATCGTTAAGTACGACGAATACCACTATGCTATTGAAATGGCAGTAGCTGGTTTCAAGAAAAGCGAAATCGCTGTAGAAGTTGAGAATGATCAACTGACTATCCGCGGTGAGAGCTTGACAACTAACGATCCAACAAGGCAGTACATACACAGAGGCCTAAGTAGTCGAGACTTTGAAAGAAGAATTGGGCTTACTGAACATATGATTGTTAAGGGCGCCGAGATTCAAGACGGCATTTTAACTATCAACATTGAACTTGAGCTTCCTGAAGAAAAGAAGCCAAGAGTTGTTGACATTGTAGAGATTAAGTAATATAATAAGGGGAAGGCAACTTCCCCTTTAAACTATACGGAGAATGACATGAGCGCAACAGACGTAAAACTCGACGAGAAAATTAAACAAAAAATTGAAGAACCACATCGTTGGAAAGTTATACTACTAAACGATGAACAGACTCCAATAGATTTTGTAGTTGGTATACTAACAGAGATTTTCAAGCACAGCCAAGAAACAGCCAAGGCAATTACAATTCAAATACATACTGAAGGAAGTGGAATTGCTGGAGTTTATAGTTTTGAAATTGCCGAAGTTAAATCAGTTGAAGCAACTAACCTAGCTCGCGGAAATGGATTCCCACTCCAAATTAAAATGGAAGAAGAATGAGCTTAAAAGAACTAACACATGAAGCACATAAAAATGCTGAAACTCAGCCGTTTGTAAAAATACTATTCTCAGGTAGCATTGATCCAAAATTATATGCTATCTACTTAAAAAATCAACATCCTCAGTATGAAATATTAGAGGCATGTGCAATGGCACAAGGATTATTAACTGGCCTACCAGATATCCGTAGAGCACCTGCAATTTTAGAAGACTATCTCGAATTGCACGGCGATACTGATTTAGAGCCAGAAATTCTGCCAACAGTTAAACGCTATATGGATTACATTATGAGTATCAAGGACGATCCCAAGCGTCTAATGGCTCACTTGTATGTACGACATATGGGAGATCTTGCTGGCGGGCAGATGATTGCTAAACGTGTTCCAGGCGCTGGAAAATATTATCAATTCCAAGATCCAGATGCACTTAAAGTTGCTATCCGTGAAAAGCTAAGTGATGATCTAGCTGAAGAGGCTCTAGTGTGTTTTGCATTTGCTGCTGATTTTTTTAAAGACATGATGACACAAGTAGAGACTGTAGATGAGTAATGTCTGGGACACGTTGATTAAGATAGAGCAATTACTTGAGTCTAAATTTTATGCTACAGGTAGTATTATTGACGAACCCGGAATGGATCGATTCAATCAACCAGGATGGGTAAACAAAGTATGGGCTAGCAGTCGTTATCGTAGAGCACACATTGACGTTGTAGATGCTCGCGAAACTAAAGGACTATGGATGATGCATTGTTGCATCTTTCCGCATACACACAATCCAGCACCAATTTTTGGCTTTGATGTAATTGCAGGCAAGAACAAGATCACTGGCTGTTTTATTGATTACAGTCCAGGTGGGGACAAAGAACACCCTATGATTGAATACTTTGGCGAAGAAGTAGGTCGCTACGAGTGGAATAAAAAACGCAAGTTGCCCGACTGGGCAGAACGTATTTTTAGTGAGCATATGGTTGCTGCAGGCAATGTTAGTGAAGAAGCTGAATTACGGCAACTGACAAACCTAGCACACATACTAATTAATCATTATTTAGAATGCGTAGACGAAACTAACAAAACTGCCAACGATACTACAGAATCACAGAATTACTATTGCAAAAATCAAAAACAAAACCCTCATACACCTAAAGTTATGGTTAGTCTAGGGCTGAGTGAGGACGACGTACAGCATTTTATCCAGGAATGCTTGTTCCCGGAAATCAGCTAAATATTGCACTATGAGAGCAAAAGATTTCCTAACTGAAGGTTCCTTAAAACTCGCTACTTTTAAAGAGCGATATCGCCTTGCTAATTTTATTAAAAAATTAGAAACTAAAGAGCCTTTTTACACTAACAACGGACAACAAGTTGTTATTCCGGCACATCCAAAAGAAATACAATTTCTTAAGAATGAATTAAAGACTAAGTTTGATCCTAAAGATCCAAGTCCTAAAGCACAGGCCCTTGCACCTGTTGAATTTTTAAATGGTAGTAATATCGGTGATCAAAAATTAGCTAACTTAATGAAGACTGGTGAGTTTGGTGGAAAAATCTCAATTGGTGCAGGCGGTGAGAAAGATGTATCAAAGGCTAATCTAGGACCAACAGTTGAAGCATTAAAGTCATTTGCTATATTTGCTAAACTTGCCATGCGTGGAAAAACTACTATAACTGCTGAAGATGTGCAGAAGGTAGGTAAACTTGCATCAGAACATTCAAAAGAAGATTATTCTATTAATCCTGAGACTGGAAAGAAATCTGCTACATTGACAGCATTTAGTGTTTACTCTAGACAAGTTCCAGATGTTAATCAAACTGTTAAAGATAATATAACCTTAAAGGTTGCACTAAGCGCACCTGCTTTCCAACGTGCAGTTCAAGTTTCTGAACTAGATAAAGCAGCATGGGGAAACTTACAAGGAATATTAAAATATGTTAACGAAGAAAGCGATCTAGGCAGATATTCAAAACTATTTGCCAATAATAATAAACGCGATCCGTTGAATATTAAAGTTGTTGGTATTAGTGGAGCCAAGACTGATATTGAATCTACGTATACACAGCCCAACGGTGACGAAAAACCTATACAAAGTCTTAACCTGAGTGTTAAGGCAGCTGGCGCTGAGTGGTATGATCAAGCCAGTGCTAACAATTTAAAAGGTGTTTATAAATTTTATAACATCGTAGGTTTATCAGAAGATGAAGCTAATCAAGCAGTTATTACTTCAAACTTTCAAGAAGGTGGAAAGAAAGACAGTCCTGAGTTTTTTGCTAAGAGACTTAAGGCAGTATCTCTAATGTTTGAAGTTGCATATAATCAGTTAAAAGCTAGAATACCACAATTGAACGATAAAGGTGAAGCTGACTATATACACGAGTTTATTGGCAATTTAAAAAACAGTATTGCCGGAGATCAAAAACTAGTCTATGTTAAGTTTGATGCTAACGGCACTTATGAAAAATTAAAACCGCACTTGTTAATGAACTTGACTAGTGTAATTGATTTAGACCTTAATTTTTCTAGCGATCCAGGACGTCCAACTATCTATTGGATTGATAAGAAAACTGGACGAACACTAGTATACGTTGTATTGTTAAAAGTACCTAGTGAAAAACGATTAACATATCAGTTTAATCTTGGTAAAGATTTCTTTAATTTATTAAGAGAAGCTGAAAAAGCATTGTCTGCAAAACATGCGGTACCTACACAAGAAAAACAACCTGTAGCAAAACCTGTTAACAAACCATTAGGCAATCCTGCCGCTGTACCTGCTAAAGTACCAACTAAAGCTAAAGTACAAGAACCAGCCGCGCAAGTAGGCGATCAAATGGGCGCGGTGCCTGAAGAAGATCCAGCACAAGTTTAATAGCTGTACATAAATTATCTCCCTCTAGTTGTAAATAATTTGCAATTAAGGGAGATTTCTTATGAGTTGGTTTAAACACAAACCCCCAAAGCATCCGCCATTACCTAAGCACACGCCGCCACATCATAGCAGTCCT